GACTACTCAGGTAACGGCAACAACTGGACACCTAATAACTTCAGCGTGACTGCGGGTGCAGGGAATGATTCACTTGTTGATTCACCAACATCGTATGGAACTGATACTGGTGTGGGTGGGACTGTGCGGGGGAACTATGCTACGCTGAATCCTTTGGTGGTTTTTGGCACAAGCGCATTTACCAACGGCAATTTGGATGTATCTGTTTCTTCTGCCAATACAAACAACTTTGCAACCATCGCCATTCCGACAAGTGGTAAATGGTATTGGGAATATCAGATTACTTCTGTTGGTGGCGGTGCGTTCCCAATGGCAGGTATTATTGCAACTGGCAGTTCGGCTTTAACTAGCAACGTGGTCTATCGTACCAATGGCGATAAAAATGTGGATGGCACAGGCTCTGCCTATGGCGCAACCTACACAACAACCGACATCATTGGAGTTGCTGTTGACACAGATGGTGGGACAGTCACTTTCTACAAAAACGGCTCAAGCCAAGGTGCAATTACTTACGCAACATCAAGCGGCAATTATTCCCCTGCGTTAAGAAGCAATGCGGCTACTGACAATTTCACTTTTAATTTTGGACAAAGGGCGTTCGCTAACACAGCCCCATCAGGCTTCAAAGCACTTTGCACACAGAACTTGCCTACGCCTACCATTGGTGCGACTACTGCGACTTTGGCTAACTTGTACTTTGATGCCACAACTTACACGGCAACAGGAACATCGCAAACCATTACCAACTCAGGATTCCAGCCTGATTTAGTTTGGACAAAAGCCAGAAGTGCAATCAGTAGCAATATCCTTGTCAACTCAGTTGTGGGTGCAAACAAGTATCTGAGGTCAAACACCACAGACGCTGAAACAACCGATGCAAATTACTTGACCAGTTTTAACGCAAGCGGATTTTCAGTTGGCTCAAGCAACTACGGAAGTGGCACAACAATGGTCGGCTGGCAATGGAAAGCCAATGGTTCAGGCTCAACCAACACAGCAGGGTCAATCACTTCAACAGTAAGCGCAAACACTACAAGTGGGTTTAGTGTGGTGACTTATACAACAACTGGAACTGCCTCAACAGTTGGTCATGGCTTGGGTGCTACGCCTAGCATGATTATTACTAAACAAAGAAACGGCACAACCGAGTGGTACACATACAGTAAAGAAATTGGGGCGGGACAATATCTTTTGTTAAATACAACAGGGTCGGCAACATCGGCATCTGTTATTTGGAATAACACTTCACCAACAAGTACTGTTTTTAGTCTTGGAAGTGGTTTTGGTTCTGGTGAAACCTATGTTGCCTATTGCTTTGCACCTGTGGCAGGGTATTCTGCGTTTGGCTCTTACACAGGCAATGGTTCTGCTGATGGGCCATTTGTGTTTACAGGTTTTAGACCTGCTTATGTAATGATTAAAAACACTACATTGGCATCAGCGTGGATTGTGTACGACAACAAGCGAAACACAGCAAATGCTGAAACAAACTATTTGTTACCAAATTCTTCTGGTGCTGAAGCAACGCTTTCATCTTTGGTCTTGGACTTTACATCTAATGGTTTCAAAATTCGTGGTGACCAAGCAACTATTAACACAAGCAACAACAATTACATCTACGCTTGCTTTGCCGAAACGCCTCTGAAATTCTCCCTTGCACGATAGGACTCAATATGTACGCCTTAATTGAAAATTCACAAGTCACCCAAGTTGGTGAACTAGCAACTCTCTTTCCTGACACATCAAACCCTAACCATGCTTTTGCTATTGAGCAAGGTGCATTGGAAGTGGTTGAAGGTGAGCAAAAAGACCAACGCTTTTATTGGGTGACTTTTGACAGTTACCAAGTCAACGGCTCTGTGGTCACACGCACCTACACCAACACGCCAAAGGCTTTGGAGGATGTGACTGAAACACCAGAAGGTCAGACTGAGCCAGTAACGACTAAGGGCTTGAAGTCACAATGGATTGCTCAAGTCAAATCTGCTGCCAACTCACAACTGGCAAGTACCGATTGGATGGTCATTCGCAAGGCAGAGCGTGATGTGGCTATTCCTACTGATGTTGTCACGGCTCGTAATGCCATCATTGCTGACTGTACAGCCAAGGAAGCCGCCATCACGGCTGCCACGACCATTGAGGCTCTTATCAATGTTGTTGCACCTGTAACGACTCTTGAGCCATGACAAACGAAGCATTGAGTACAAAGGTAGCGTCAGCAGCTACCTATGGCGGTTCTAGTGCAGCAGTAATCTTTGGTTTAACAGCCAATGAGTTTGCTGCTATCTCTGGTGTTGTGATTGCTATATGTGGTTTGATAGTAAATATCTACTTTAAGCACCAACACTTAAAGATTGCACGAAAGAACTCTCAACCTGACGAGCAAGAAAAATGAAAGAGTGGACTGAGGCATTTATTGCAGCAGTCCTTCTTTGTTCAACGATTGTTTGGTGTGTCTACATCATTGTGTGGACATGGTACTTGTAGAGTTTTTTCTAGCTGTATCTATTGAATACAGATGTATAAAGTGGACTTGGGTTGGCGATGTGTACAACCGAAAGGTCTACTGTATTGAATGGAAAAAGGTAGATAGAAAATGATAGACCCGATGACAGCCCTAGCGGGTATCCAATCCGCTATATCAATGGTCAAGAAGGCTAGTAAGGTAGCCAATGATTTAGGTTCTCTTGCCCCAATGATTGGCAAGATGTTTGATGCTAAGTCAGTAGCTACCAAGGCTTTGATTCAAGCTAAGAAGGATAAGAAAGGTTCTAACTTAGGTACGGCACTTCAAATCGAGATGGCCTTGGAACAAGCGAGGGCCTTTGAAGAAGAACTAAAGATGTTGTTCATGCAAACAGGCAAGATTGATGTTTGGAACAAGATTAAAGAGCGTCAGAATGAGATGGACAGGGATGACGCTAAAGAGATGGCTGCTATGAAAGCAGAGGAAAAGCGTCAGAAGAAAAAAAAGCAAGAAGAACTGGAATTGACTTTGTTGATTTCAGGATGCGCTTTCGTTCTGTTTCTCGTTGGTATAGGCATTTATGAAATGATGGATTTCTGTGCAACTACTAAGCGGTGTGGGCGGTGAATCGGTATCAGAAAGACTTTGAGTTGTTTTGCAAGGTGTTCTGTTATGGATGCGCTGCGTGGTGGTTTTTAGGTCTACTCCGATTCCTGCCTGATGACTTGTCGAACAAGATTGTTAACCTTTTATTGGCAAAGATTGGGTTATGAAAATCACTCCTTACCAAGCCAATGCAAATATGATGAGAGAGGCTCAAAGAGTGATACATCGTCAGAACATGGAAAGGTTAGCGGAATTGAACAGACAAGCAGACCAGCAACAGAAAGCCCAAGAGATAAAAACCAATTGGGTGAAAGTTAACCAAGTGGATGTGATGGTATGAGATATTTACTGCTTCTTCTCTTGTTGACAGGCTGTGAAGACAGGTACAGATATTTCTGTCAAAACCCTGATAACTTCCATGCTGAACAATGTCAGAAGCCTAAGTGTTTGTTCACTCAACAATGTCCAGAATATCTGGTAGCACCAATCTTGGAGAAAAAGGTAAATGATGTCCAACCAGAAGCCAAACCTAACAACTGAAGAATTTGAAGTTCGGGTGTGGGGTTTTGTGGTCGTTGTGGTCACTTGTATCCTGTGCTTTATCGTGATTGCACTTTTGTACTCTGTGACATTTGTGACCCAACCAATCAAGAGTATGGCACCGATTGACCAAGCCTATACCAAGATGCTGAACGACATTGTTCTGTTGATAGTAGGTGGTATCGGTGGTGTGATGACCAAGAGAGCAGCAGGTGCAGCAGCAAAGGCTTTTGGTGCGCCACAACCGCCAACACAGCCAATGTGTCAACCAATGGGTTTTAACGGCTCACAGGGTGGTTTTAACGCTTCCTATGCGCCTCCACAATCGTCTTATGGATTGCCTAGCCAACCATTTGGTGCAATGCCTGTTTGGAAGAATCCAGAACTAGATGAATCGTGGACTCCTCCTCCTCCTCCAACTACTCCTCCAGATTTGCTAGAGGATGATGAAGAACGAGAGCAATTAGCACAAGCTAGAAAAGAGGCTGACTAATGTTACCTATTCCTCTCCCTTGGTTGATTGTTGGTGTTCTTATATCCTTGTTTGGTACTTACAGGGTAGGTCACCACTATGGATGGCTAGAGCGTGATAACGACATGAAAATAGCCATTGCCAAGAAGAACGAGGAGGCTCGTCAGATAGAGCAAAACATGAGTGAGAAGCTAAACCAACAATCTGCGAAATTACAGGAGGCTAACGATGCTATCAACAAAAAAACTACTGCTCTTGCTGTTGCCAATCGTGCTGGCAAGTTGCGCC